AAATTGTAGTTGATAATATTAGAGCAGCAGGTTCAGTAGCAGGAAGTGATTACGGTTCCTTCTCACTACGATTAAGACGTGTAGATGTTGACGGTACAATTAATGCTCAACTATCACCATTTGCAGTATCTAGTGATTCAGATAGACGTCCAGAAATTATAGAACAATTTAACAATTTAACACTAGATCCTAACTCCCCTAATTTTATTGCACGAGTAATAGGTGACAAGTATCAAGCAATTGATGCTAATGGTAAAGTTAGTATTTATGGTGATTATGCTAATCTATCACGTCATATATGGGTAGAAGTTCCTGAATCAGTAAAAGATCAAGGTACATCACCTGATTTAGTTCCATTTGGATACGCTGCATTAGTAGAGCCTTTACCTGATACAGGATTTACAGGTTGTCCTTCAGCATCAGCAATTGGACATCACAACCATTCTGCAACTAAAAGAACTCAAATTTTAGATAATGTTTATAATAATAGTGTTTATTACGGATTCGATTATACTGAAGCTGATAACCACAATTATTTACGACCATTACCAGATTCAGATACAACGAGTGGAGATAATACTGCATTTAATCTTAGCGATCAAAAACAACACCCTTCTGCATCATTAGATTCAGGAGCAGGTGATACAGTTAGCCCAGCAGGGTCTACAATAAATCTTTCAACTAAAAAGTTTGTAATACCTTTCCAAGGTGGATTCGATGGATTTAATCCAGCACGTTTCGTAGGATTGGATACTAATATTACTGCAGCTAATTTATTTGGATACGATTTATCATCAGCAGAAAAAGATGGTGCATTAGCTTATAAAAGATCAATTAATGCAGTTTCTAATCCTGATGAATATGATATTAACTTAATGGTAACACCAGGTGCTAATCATAGATTACACTCCGTAACTACTACACATGCTAAAAATACATGTGAAGACAGAGGAGATGCATTCTACGTAATGGATTCAGCAGCGTACGGTGACTCTATTAATACAGTAACTAATACAGTTAAAGCATTTGATTCAAATTATGCAGCAACTTATTACCCATGGGTTAAAATATTAGATACAGACATAAATAAACCAGTATGGGTACCACCATCAGTAGTAGTTCCAGGAGCAATAGCATTTAACGATCAAGTTGCTTTCGAATGGTTTGCACCAGCAGGTTTAAATCGTGGTTCTTTAACTGAAGTAATTGAAACAGCAGATAGAGTAACTCATGAAGAGCGAGATGATTTATATGAAGGTAGAGTAAACCCAATAGCTACATTCCCTGGACAAGGTGTATGTATCTGGGGTCAAAAAACGCTTCAAGGTAAACCTTCAGCACTCGACAGAGTAAATGTTAGAAGATTACTAATCGCAGTTAAGAAGTTTATTGCATCAGCTACTAGATATCTAGTATTTGAAAACAATACTTCAGCAACTAGAAATAGATTTTTGAACATTGCAAACCCATATTTAGAATCAGTACAACAAAGACAAGGATTATACGCATTCAAGGTAATAATGGACGCAACTAATAATACACCAGACGTAATTGATAGAAATCAAATGGTAGGTGAATTATTCTTGCAACCAGCTAAAGCAGCTGAATTCATTGTATTAGACTTTAACATTTTACCAACAGGTGCAGCGTTTCCTGAATAGAATTAAAAATAAACTCTAGGAGTAGAAAAAATGGCAGAAAAAATAGTTAGCCCAGGTGTATTTACACGAGAAAGAGACTTATCTTTCTTACCAGCAGGGATCACTCAAATAGGAGCAGCAATAGTTGGTCCAACAGTGAAAGGTCCTGCGTTTGAACCAGTAATTATAGAATCATTCAAAGAATTTGAAGCTGTATTTGGACCTAAAACTTTAGATAGTTATGTTCCGTATACAGTTGAAGCTTATTTGAAGAGTGCAGGTAGAGTAACAGTAGTTAGAACACTTGGTTTAACTGGATACACACCTTACCTTATCGGTATTCAAGCAGTTGAATCAGGTTCAGGTAATCTTGCAACAGCAGGTGGTTCAGGTAATACATGGGCAGTATTACACCCAACACAAGTAGATTCAGATGCACAATTTGGAGTTAAGTTTAACGACGGTACACCAGAACAGACTAATCTATATTTATACGGTGCAGGTTCTATTTTATCTAAATCATTTGCAGAAGCTTACTTCGCACTTGAATCTCCTGATCCAGCAGGTGGAGCTAATCAAAAATACGGTTTCTACTTTACTGGTTCTATCGGTATAGGTACTCAAAATCATGGTAATAATGCAAATGCACAAGCAGCTTTAAATACAGCAGGAACAGTATTTAATACTGAAATTACTATACCAGCAACTGCAGCAGCAGGCGGTGCAGTTTCAGCATCCATTATTAACGTAATACGTAATGCAATTAACTCAGTAACTGCAAGTAGAGTATCAGGTGTAACATTATTCTCTGCTTCTCTAGCAGCTTCTGGATCACATGGAAGTGCATATAAAGATATTACTGATACTAACAGCGGCAAAGCAAATTCTGTACGTATTCTTAATAAATTTACAGGTGATGTAGCAGCTCCAACAAATGGATTTGGAACAGGAGCAGCAAATACTACAGGTTCGATAGTACAACCATCACATGGTATACAAAAATGGACTAACGGTTCAATTGACGGTCAGTCATTTACACTATACTTAACTGATGATGCAGCTGGAGACGGAGTAGCAACTTATACAGCTACTACTAACTTTACAACTGGTCATACAGATACAAACAATATATTAACTTCTAATACAACTTACTCAGGTTCTATTGATTCAACTTCAGAACAGTGGTTAGGTAAAGTATTTGGAATAACTCCAAAAGATAGATATAAGCCAGTATACAATTACATGTTATTTAAAAATTATGCATCTAGATCATTTAGTGCTAATGCTAATTTAACTGTAACTGCAACTAATATTCAAGATGACTTTGCATTTGCTTATTCATCTAAAAATGGATATGAAGCAAGAACACCTTTTATCGTATCTCAAAATTTAGGTTCATATAAAGCAGCTAAAACAACTAGATTATTTAGATTCCATACTAGATCTCATGGTGCTTCTTGTAATTATCAGTATAAAGTTGCTATATCAAATGTTAAAGCACCTAATGCAGTAGCAGGTAGTGATTATGGTACATTCTCAATAGCAATTAGAAGAGTAGACTTAGATGGTACTATACATTCAGCTAATACGCCTTATGCTAAATCAACTGATAAAGATTTACGACCACATATAGTAGAGCAGTATAACAATGTAACTTTAGATCCTAATTCACCTAACTTTATTGCACGTGTAATTGGTGATAGATATCAAGAAATTGACGCAAATGGTAAAGTAACAGTATTTGGTGACTATCCAAACTTATCAAATCATGTATGGGTAGAAGTACCAGAAGAAGTTAAAGATCAAGGTGTATCACCTGATTTAGTACCTTTCGGCTTTGAAGCATTGAAGGAACCATTACATGCTAACCACGGTAACTTACCAACTGCATCATTTGTAGGTCATACAAATGCAGAAACGCAACCTGGTGTTACTATGACACACTTTACTAAGAAATCTCAAGTAGCAGATGACGTATATAATAAAAATATACATTATGGATTTGACTACCTTGATAGTGATAACTATAATTACCTATTACCTTTAAGTGATAACAGTGCAGTAGGTTCTAACAAACACTTTAATCTTTCTGAATGTGCTCAACACCCTTCTGCATCATTAGACTCAGGAGCAGGTGATACTATAACGCCAGATGGAACAACAATTAATTTATCTACTAAGAAATTCATTGTACCATTCCAAGGAGGATTTGACGGATTAAATCCAGCACGTTATATTGCAAGAGATAGTAATATTACAGCAACTAACTTCTTAGGATTTGATTTATCAACTGCAGAGAAAGATGGTTCAAAAGCATTTAAACGAGCTATAAACGCGGTATCTAATCCAGATGAGTATGATATTAACTTAATGGTAACTCCAGGTGTCAATCACAGATTACACTCAGTAGTTACAACTCATGCTAAAAATACTTGTGAGAACAGAGGTGACGCTTTATATATTATGGATGCAGTAGGATATGATACAACTACTATATCAACGGTAACTAATACAGTTAAATCTTTAGATTCTAACTACACAGCTACATACTGGCCATGGGTTAAAATACTTGATACTGATAAAAATAAACCAGTATGGGTACCACCATCAACGGTAATGGCAGGTGTTATATCTAAAAACGATCAAGTATCGTTTGAATGGTTCGCACCAGCAGGTCTTAATAGAGGTATCTTAACGGAAGCTATAGATGTACCTACTAGATTGACTCATGCTGAACGAGATGATTTATATGAAGGAAGAGTTAATCCAATTGCAACTTTCAAAGAAGGAATTTGTATATGGGGTCAAAAAACACTTCAAGCTAAACCATCTGCTTTAGATAGAATTAACGTAAGAAGATTATTAATAGCAGCGAAGAAATTTATTGCATCAGCAACTAAGTTCCTTGTATTTGAAAACAATACATCTGCTACTAGACAGCGATTCTTAAATATAGCTAATCCATATTTTGAAAGTGTACAACAAAGACAAGGTCTTTATGCTTACAAAGTAATAATGGATGCTTCGAATAACACAGCTGATGTAATTGATAGAAATCAAATGATCGGTGAAATATTCTTGCAACCAGCTAAATCAGCAGAATTTATTATACTAGACTTTAATATTTTACCAACAGGAGCGGTATTCCCTGAATAATAACAGAAAAAAAGGATACTTTTTATATAACTACATACTTATATATGTAGAAACAGAATAAACGAGGAGAACAAATGGCACAATTAATCGACCCAACAGAAGCAATGTTCACGGCATTTGAGCCGAAAACGCAGAATAGGTTTATCATGTATATAGATGGTATACCTGCATATTTAATTAAAAAAATCGACAGACCATCAGTAACTTTTGGTGACGTAACATTAGATCATATCAATGTTAAACGTAAACTTAAAGGTAAAGCTGATTGGGGTACAATTACATGTGATTTATATGATCCAGTAGTTCCATCAGCAGCACAAGCTGTAATGGAATGGGTTAGATTATCACACGAATCTGTTACTGGTCGAGACGGGTATGCTGATTTCTACAAGAAAGACATTACTTTTAATGTGTTAGGTCCTGTAGGTGATAAAGTCGAAGAATGGACATTGAAAGGCGCTTATGTACAATCAACTGCTAAAGGTAGTTTAGATTGGAGTACAGATTCAGCGCTTATGCTTTCAATTACATTAGCATACGACTATGCAATACTACAGTTCTAATATATTATTAGACACATATTAAATTAAAATAGAGGAAAAAAGTTATGAGCGAAAACAGTAAAGTTACGGCTAAACAAACAGACAAAAAGAAATTTCCAACCGAATTTATCGATCTTCCGAGCAAAGGGTGGTTCTATCCAGAAAACCACCCTTTAGCTTCTGGTCAAGTAGAACTAAAATACATGACTGCAAGAGAAGAAGATATTCTTACTTCCGCAAATCTTATTAGACAAGGTAAAGTTATTGATACCTTAATTAACGCTTTATTAGTAACTGATGTTAGTTATGATGATATACTAGTAGGTGATAAAAATGCTATTATGATTGCGGCTAGAATTTTAGGTTATGGTAAAGATTATGATATTGATCTCAACTGCCCTAAATGTGGTGAAAAAAATAAATTACAAATAGATTTAACTGGTTTAAACAACAAAGAAATAGCTTTCGATAAATTCAAGCAATATTCGAATGAATTTGACTTCCAATTACCATTATCTAAAAACACAATTACATATAAAATAATGTCAGGTGGAGATGAAAAATCATTAGAAAGTGAAATGAAAGGGTTAGCTAAATTTGCTAATAAAAAAGGTCCAGGTAAAAATCTTACAACAAGATTAAAGCATCAAATACTAGCAGTAGACGGTAATAGAGATACTAAACTAATAAGAGAGTATGTAGATAATGATTTATTTGCTCAAGATTCTTTAGCTTTACGTAATCAAATGAAAGAAGCTGCTCCAGATGTAATAACTAAATTCAACTTCGAATGCGAAGCTTGTGGTCACACGGAGAACGTCGATATGCCTATCGACACCGGGTTTTTTTGGCCTAGCTCCGAGTCATAGACCACTTATACACGAAGAAGTTTTCATGCTATGTTATTACGGTAAAGGTGGATTTACCCATGATCAGGTTTACAACATGCCTAAGTATCTACGTACGTTCTATCTCAAGCAGATTGAGAAGATTAATAACAGACAGGTAGAAGATCAAAAAAAGCAAGATAATCACAATTCAGGTAAATCAGAAGTTTTTGGACCCCCTAAAGTAAAACAGTAGGTTTTCTAGGTATTTCATATTTATATATGTGAAACTATGTAAAGGGGATACTATGGACAATTCAAAAAAATATAAGATAAATGAAGGCGCTTTTAGCTGGCTTCTTAAAACGTTAGTAGGTAAAGATACTGCTGCAAAACTACTTTATTATAAAAAAATAAAGACTGACCCTAAGCTTTATAAGATGTCTAAAGATCTTGAAAAAAGAGTAGATATTCTTAATAAATCTATAGAGCAATCACATTATAGTGATCCATTATTTGATAAAGATGAACTAGATAGACTTCGTCGAGATATATAGTAGTATTCTATGGCTAAAAAGAAAGCAAATCAAGGAAGACGTGTTGTTAGCCCTCTAGCTGACTCATCCCAAGACTACACAGGCCCATCATCAGCTGATATGAAGTCTGAGTTGGATTTTTATGGAAAAAAACGAGCTCAGTTAGTAGATATATCATCTGAAATGGAATCCATATTTTCTTTACAGCAAAATCAACGCCGTGAAATAGATCAGATGTACGGTATTGAAAAAAAGATGCTTGATAATCTAGGCTTTATGGCTAATCAAGTAAAAATAGTTGCATTGCAAAAGCAAGCTACAAGAGATCTATCGTTAGAAGAATCTAACATCCTTAAAACTACTATATCAGATTACGAAACATATAACCAAGAAGCAGCAGGTGTAGCTAAAAAAAGTAAAGAATTATTAGATTTTCGTAAAAAAACTGTACCTTTTGAAGATAAAATTAGAGGTATTCAAGCAGAAATCGGTGCAATGCAGGTTACAGGTATACAGAATCTTAATCTACAGGAAAAGCAGCGACTAGCAAGTTTAAAAACTATGGAAAAGGGATATCAAGCTCTCTCCAAGCAAGAACAGATGAATGAACGTATCGAGAAGATACAAGGTAGTATAACCGACCTTATGGAGAATCAAGGTGGTGCAGCAAGTCAAATATTTAGTACTCTTAAGGATATAGTTACCAATCCTTTGACTTTATTTACTGGACTGTTAGCAGTAGGCCTATCACGATTTGAAACTATGCGTCAGCGTGGAAATGAACTAGCTGAAGAGATGGATCGAGTTAATAAAAAATTAGCTGGAGCTGGACCGTTTCAAGATAAGATATTGCAGAAAGCTGATTTAATTAAAAAACGTTTCTATGAAATGGGTGAAGGCTTTTCTTCAAGTTTAGAAGGTTCTGTAGATGCTATTGTAGCATTAGAAAGTCAATTTGGTAAGATCGATTATGTATCTGGCAAATTGGTAAAAACAATGGCGGAGCTTAAACTATCTATAGGATTAAGTGATGAAGAATCGGCTAAAGTTTTAGATAACTTCTCTATAGTTGGTGGAATGACAGATGAAGCAGCTGTAAATATGACTAAAATGACATATCAAATGTCAGAGCAAGCTGGGTTAAATCCACAAGTTATTTTTCAAGATATTGCTTCAGCATCCGGAGATACATTAGCATCATTTAGTGGTTCAGCTGATGAATTAGCTAAATCAGCAGTAACTGCTAGACGTTTAGGTTTAACATTAGATGATATGACTAAAGTATCTAGCGCTTTGTTAGACTTTGAAACTTCTATAGAAAAAGAAATGGAGGCACAGCTTATTACAGGTTTAGACCTTAATTTCCAAAAAGCTAGAATGCTAGCTATGCAAGGTGATGAAGCTGGAGCTATGGAAGAAGTGATGAAGCAGGTTGGTGGGTTAGACAAATTTAATAAAATGGCACCCCATCAACAAAGAGCTTTAGCAGAAGCAGTGGGATTAACGGTAGGTCAGTTACAAAAATCTACGGCACAGAGGCAACGTGAAGCTAAACAAGCTCAAATGAAACAAGACCTTGTTCAGAAACAATATGATCTAGCAGAAAAAGCTTTACCAATGTTAGGTAAATTAGATGTTGGTTTAGGTGTAATGGAGCGTATAGCTAAAGTTATTGGTGATCTATTCCTGGATGTATTTGGTACAGGGCTTAAAGATTTAGAAAAAACCTTTTTCAAGTTTCTAGAATCACCTGCTTTTAAAACCGGATTTAAAAATTTATTATATACTATAAAAGGTATAATAATAGGTATTAAAGACGCAGTAATGGGTACTGCTGCATTTATAGATAAACTATCAGGAGGAGCAATTGGTGGATTTCTTAAAAGCTTTGCATCTAAAGATTTTTCAGGAAGTTACGGAAAAGCAGAAGGTGTAGGTAAAACTATAGGTAAAGGAATTGCTGTACTGTTAGGAGCTAAAATGCTTCTAGGTGCTACACCTTTAACACCAATGTTTGTTTCTATGTCTGGTAGCGGTATGAGTAGTATGTTTGGTGGTTTAAAAAAAATGTTTAGTGGACCTCTTACAAAAGGTGGATTACCAGATAAGCGATTTGCAGCCAACAAGTATGGTGGTGGTGTAATGCAAAACATAGGTTCTAAAATGTTTGGAGGAGCTCGTGGACCTGCAGGATTGGGTGGTATGTCTTCAAGTGCTGGTATGGCTTTAGGAGGATTCGCAGTTGGTGGTGCTATAGTTGGTAAAAGTATATATGATGTTGCAACTTTAAAACGTAATGCAACAGGCAAGGAGAAAGGAGCAGCTAATTCAAAAATGGTAGGAGCAGGTCTTGGAGCAGCTATTGGTACTGCAATATTACCAGGTATAGGTACTGCAGTTGGAGCTGGTCTTGGTTATCTAGGTGGTTATTTAGTAGCTGAAACAAGTATATTTGATGATAAATTAGATACTGCAAGAAAAGGGTTAGTCACGCAGCAGGCAAAATATGATAAATTACAACAACGCGAGCAAGACAAGCTACGTATGGCCGAGCAAAAACATCATAATATAATAAATCAAAGCTTTCAAGAATTAGCAGGTGGTACCGACGATCTTTCCTCTAAAGGGGTTCAAAAATTTAAGGAAAAGATGATAGATGCCGGTTATGTAACCGAAAAACAATGGAAAACAGCTGTTGCAAATGGTGCATCAACTCAAGATCTTCTAAATATAGCTACCGGTAGCGCTACAACTAAACTTCACGACTTTGCTACTGAAACTCAAAACAATATTGAAAAACTTAAACAACAAGGAGGTTATTATAAAACGCAGGCTGATATTGACCATAAGAAGCTTCAGGCGGAAAGTGTTTCAATGGACATTATTACTAAAGATGAAATTAAAGAAGCAGTGGCAGAACATGGTGCTATTAGTAAATACAATGTATTTTCAGCCTCTTATGGGGATCAATCGGACGCTACCGACAAAGGTAAAAGTATTCAATACGTAGCACTTGTTAAAGACCTTATCAAAGAGCAAACTGGTATAACGTCAATAACTACTAAACAAATTGAAAAAGCTATAAAAGTAGCTGCCGATAATCAAAGCTTTTACTCTTCAGCAGAAACAAAAACTGCAGATATTATTGAAGATATTTTAGGTAGTTTAGAACACACATTAGAAACGCAATATACTAAAGATCAAGAAAAGAATCAAATTCTGGAGAATAGAATTATTGATGATCAGCATAAAGCTAGAACGTTAGATGATGCGATAGTTCCTGGAAAGAATGGTGGTAAGGTAGTTAACGTTCAAGACGTAAGTACCAAGGCTGCAGGTGGGATTCTAGCTGATGGTGGTATAACTTATGGACCATCCCATGCAAATGGTGGTATTCCAACTCGTTATGGTGAACTAGAAGGTGGTGAAGCAGTAATCAATAAACGTTCTACTGCCATGTTTAAAGATCAACTATCACAGTTGAATCAAGCTGGTGGAGGTGTTGCATTTGGAGATGGAGGTGTTACCAGTAAATTTGAAGCAGGGGGTACTATTGGCCCATTTGGAACTCCATTAGAAAATGTAGCAACTAAACCAGCAGGTGAAATATTTCCTTTATCAACTAGAAATACAAAAGGTGGTGATAGAATTAGCTATATGATGGATACTCGAAGGGATGATTCGATTAATAAAATGGTTGATTCAGGTAAATATGGATTCAATTTTGATAGCGAATCACTTCGTGGGTTATTAAATCCTCAACAAGGTATGTCGAAAGCGGATATGAAAATGAGAGATAGGGGCCCTATCGTACCAATAGTTGAAGAAATGAAAAAAGGTGGTATGAGTAAAAAAGAGATACAGGCGTATATACGAAATAGGAGTTTGGGTGGATTGGTAGAAGAAAATAATACAATGTCTCCTGCTATGCATTTAGCGCTTGATTTACTTGGTTTGCTTCCAATAGTAGGAGGGGTTTTCGATTTAGCTAACGCAGCAGCATACACTAGAGAGGGTAACTATGCTCATGCAGCACTCTCTACAGCAGCCGCTATTCCAGGAGCTGGTTATATAGCAGCTGCAACCAAGTTGGGTATTAAAGGTACTAAAACTGCGAAGGTACTTGGAACGGGATTCCATACAGTAGAACGTTTAAATATAGGTAATGAAATCGATAAAACAGTATTTAACCGTTATATTGGTAATAAATTATCGTCAGCGAAAGATAATATAGCTAATGGGTTTACTATATTTGAAAATCCTGAAAGCCCTGGAAATGGATTTTCAATAAAAGGAGATCCAGGATTTGACGTACCTCCAGGTGGGAAAGTCAGCGATAAAGCTAAAATGAACATGGGGTTAGATAAAAAAATGCTCGATTCAGCTGAAATGATGGGAGAAAGAGGTGGTATAACAGCTAAATCACCTATTACTAAAGTAAATGACATGATCCTAACTAAAGACGGTCAAATGATTGAAACACATGAAGATGACAACTTGATAGCTAAAAAAGGTGGAATAACTCAGAAACCAGCTTCAGGTGGAAAGAGTCGAGTAGAAGAACTTCTAGAACAACTAATTATGGTAACAGGACAAAAAGGTGACGTATACATGGATGGAGCTAAAGTATCAGCTGCAGTAAATCAAGCAAACTATAACGCATAATGGCAAACGAAAACAACATACCAAACGAGATAAATTTACCAGGTACATTAACTGGTAGACATGAATCATCATTGATAGCACCTATGGGATTTTCTGCATTTACTACTAATATGAAGTCTGATATAGCTCCTATGTCTACATTATCTTTTACTACTAACTTTAAATCAGATGTATTTCCAATACCTTTTGTAAACTTTAACACTGCAATGAAGTCAGATATACCAACTTTATCATCAGTTCCATTTACAACAAGATTGAAATCTGATATTTCACCTATGGGATCAATACTAGGTTCTAACAATATATCATCTAATACTGCACTTTTAAACTCAACTCTAGGTGCCAATAACACAAATAGTACAACTGCACCTTTAACTTCACAGTTAGGTGCCAATAACATAAACAGTGCAACTGCACCTTCAATTTCGGTTTTAGGTGCTAATAATATAGACAGTACAACTGCACCTTTCACTTCAGTTCTAGGTGCTAATAATATAGATAGTACAACTGCACCTATAAACTCAACATTAACAGGTAGATTTGATACTAGTGATATATCTCCTATAGTTTCACAACTTCAAGGTAGATTTGAATCCTCTGATACTACTCCAGTAATATCTACACTAACTGGTAGATTTGAATCTTCTGATACAGCACCTGTTATTTCAGTATTAACGGGTAGATTCGAATCATCAGATACTGCTCCAATTACATCTACACTTACTGGTAGATTTGAATCATCAGATACTGCTCCATTGACATCAGTATTAACTGGACGTCATGAAACTAGTGGTATAGATGATGCTATAACACAACTTACTGGTAGGTTTGAATCGTCAGATACTGCTCCAATAATATCAACTTTAACTGGACGTCATGAGGTAAGTAGCATTGACACAACAACTGGAGTAAATTTTACAGATATACCAAATGTAAATACATCAGGATTTACAATTAAAAATTCTGTATTAGAAAGTCAATTTAAAGGGATAGCAGGTCAAACATATACATACCCTGACTCTATGCAGCTAGGTTATGGATCAGTAGATTCAAGTCAAGGTGTTAATTTCTTAGATATTGAAAACTTAGATGCTCAAGGATTTACTACATTTTTTGATACAGGTACACCTACGCAATTTAAAGGAGCTACAGCAGGTGATTACACATATCCAGATAATCACGGTTTAGGTTTTGGCCTTATAGGTAACAGTTTATTTACTAATACATATCCTACTCCTTATACAACTCCTTTATTTCCTAATGGTTTTGTACAAAATCAACCAATAGAAGATTCTCAGTTTAGTTTAGAGAGTTTTGCAGGTGGAGGTAAAATAGGTTTACAGACAGAAGGATTTACACACTCAACGTTCGGAGGTGTTCAAGGTCAAGTACCAGTAATGGGTAATAATCCAACCGGTCTTGGTGAATTTACTTCTGGAGGTAACACATCAGGTGATATTGGTATAATTAATGCATTTGATGATACAACTTCTGGAGCTAAAGGATTTACACCTCAAATGTTTGATTTAGGTTTACCTAAGACCCAGTTCAATGGTGTAGCAGGTACTCCTGGTACATTGACATATGAATATCCAACTGATGTAGGTCCTGCAGGGACAGGTAGGTTAATGTATGATGTCCCATTTGCTGATGCTGGTAATCCTTATGGAGGATTGTATATTTCATCTCTAGCAGAACAGATACCAATTAATCCTCAAATTACAATAAATAAATTAGCAGGCACTGATCCAGTACAATACAACCTTTATAATGCAAGCCCTAATAGATTACATTTTAATGAAGGTAATAAGTATGAGAATAGTTTAGGTAACTTTGAAGCGGATATTGAATTAAATGGATCACATCCAAAAAGTGTTCTAGCTAACTTTGCCAGCAGAGAACATTCACCTTCACCTCTAGATAGTATAAAAGTGTTAATACCTTCTAATACTGGTCCTACTGGTGAAGCAGCAGTCGTAGCTAACTATACTCATGTAGATGGATACCCGAACTACAATACACAAAATTTATCTTACAGTTCAGCTGGTGTAGCTAATCAAAGAGAAGGGTTTGTTAGAAACGAATTATTTGCAAGAACTATAGATTATGATACTGATGGTACTTATGGTCATGATTTAACGTTT